TTGTCTCACCAGCAGAGATAGTAGGATATACAGATGCGAAAAACTCATCTGCTATATTGTTTGGTATGATTGCAGCCTCATCGATGTACAACCAATTGACTGACTTACCCCGAATACCAGAAGCAGTGGTTGCTGATGTGAACACGCGAGAACCATTTTCCAAATCAACGTCACCCTTATTCCATGTCTTTACACCCTGTTGCATCCAGATAGGAAGGTTCTCATACATAATCTGATATCTGTTCAACACCTCACGAGCAGCAGCAGTCTTGTTTGCCATGATGGCAACATTCTTATCATCATTGAAAATCGTGTAGTGTAGGATACATGCAGCTGCCGTAACTGTCTTTCCTTGCTGCCTACCTTCCATGAGAATAGTCTTACGACCTTTCATTATGAAGTCAACTTTTTTCTTTTGACATTCATACAGCACGAAAGGTTGTAACCCTCTGTCTAGAGTTACTATCTGGCAGTAGTTCTCAATAAAATAGATAGGGTCATCTTGACACTTTACAAATTCTGTGAGTTCATCCTTTGTAAAATGGTGTTGATATCCTAAAGACTTTAGATTTGGATTACCATGATATGAAGCTTCATTCATCTTGTTCTACGTCTATAACCTTCTGTTCATCACGCAATGCTTTAAGTATTTCTGTGGTTGTTCCAGCAAATACGACATTGTTCTGAGTAGTTATCTTCTTCTCAGTTCCATTATTAGTATCCAGTTTTTGTTTTTGTACTTGGACATCCATGACATCTTTAGCCTGTTCGCCCATTGTTTTTATAATCTGGCCAGCAACTTCGTATGCACGAGGGTTATCACTATTCATCGCAACATTCAGTATACCCTCAGCTGCTTGCTCACTATAGTTCATTGCTTTCTCTAATGTATCTCGTGCCTTCTGAAAGTCATCTTCAACATTATTTTCGCTACGGACTGCTGGGGGGTTCACCTTCTTTGTCTCAGTCATTTGAGTTTGAAAGGTTTTATCTAGTGCATCAAATACTTTATTGCGGTTCATTATGTGAAACTCTCTTCAAATTGTTCTATGAATCTGTGGGGGTCATCTGCATCTGGAGAAGCCTCATAGTTTGGCGGTTCTTCAAAAGTTATAGTCGGCGCTTCTGAATATCCACTACCAGCATCATCGATAGTTATTGCAGTTACCACCCCATCTGTCAAAGTAGCACTAGCCCTCGCGTTCCCCGACAAAGTTATATTCGGGGGAGAAGTATACCCAGCGCCACCATAAGTTACTGTGAATCCTGTAACAGAACCACCACCAATCGTGGCAGTAGCTGTTGGTAAAGTTCCCGCCACTGTGAATGTTTGTGTAATCCTCGGCCCAGTTGGGTCTGTGCCTGTATTTTCAAACAACTGTGCGACTGACTTCTTAATAAATCCTTGTGTAGCCACGTTACCATAGTAGTGAAGTTTCATTGTAAAATTTAAAGACCAAATGATACTCCTACGAGAAGCGAAATCACCCTCATAGTTATCCTCAAAAGTTACAGAGTCCATGACTATCTTGATATCTCTTTTGATGCCCAATTCTGGCAAATCATTGATAGTAACACTGAAGTCTGGATTGAAGTATGGCATTATTTGTTCTACCACTTGCAACGCATCTTCTTGATTCTTTGCAAACACATACAAAGATACTTGCATGTCGTATGGCGTAGACACAAATGTTTTACTAAAATTATTCTGGCCGTCAGATGTTGCACTGACATTTTTTTGAACAGGTGACAGTTTTCTACTAGGGTCAAAGTTGAGTCCAGTGATTTCAAATCCCATACGAGGCAAACTGATAGCAACTTCACCACGGCTGTCCGTATCTGGAACAGCAGCAATTCTACTCAAGAATTTTTCTTTTGGCGAATACGCTAGTGGAACTCTAATAGTTTGTTGAGTCACACCAGCAGAATCTTTTCTTTCTATCTGTATATTATTAAAGATAGTACCAAAGACAATGATTGCCTTTTTAGTATGTTTGTGATAAAAATATTGATTCTTAAACATTATATTTCACCAAATGGATTAACTTCACTAAAGTCTATGATAGAATCTAAATTCTGTAGTGTATCAAAGTCTGCGTTATCTGTGTTTGCCAGACTCCTTTGAGTAGAGAAATTCTCAAGTATGAGAGTATCGTTGTTCTCAAGTTTGAGTAAGTCGCCGTTCTCCAATTGAAACTGGAAGTTGAACACATCAAGACTACTTGAGGTTTCCACTGCATCGATGTCTGTAATACCAGTGTCAAGATTTTCTGAACTGTAGTCAAAGAGTTCAACCTGTAATTTAAACACATATATCTTACCAAGCTGATAAAATGGATTTTGAAACTCTACATATTTAATCTGGAATAACGAACCTGTTTTTTCAAAGTACAAAAGGTCACCCTCAGCTGGTCTAGTATCCAACTGGAATGGGCCTGGGTTAGTAGAAACTAAATCATCCCACCTTCTTTTAGATAAGACAAACGTAGCACTATCTCTAACTTCGATGCCGAATCTGGTAAACAGATCTCCTTCGCCCTCATATCCATCCACCTGTTCCAAATACATCTCAACTGGATACGCTTGCTTAAATTCAGATAGAGCATCTTCATCAAAGATACTATCTCTATTCACAATAGTTCTAGGAATATAAAAGACATCGTGTCCATAAATCCTTATGGATTCCAACACCAAGTCTTCTACTAACTTCTGTTCAGAAGCTCTTCCTGCTGTGTTTCCTGACTGAAAATAAACATTAGTGGCCACAGTTTACCCCACCATCAGAGTAGGAGGCAATTCGTATCTGACTTGCATCTCCTCTTCTATTACTTGTATCTCCGCAACCGCCTCTTGATATATCTGGTCACCATTCAAAGTAACTCCGCCAGGCATTTGAACGCCTGCAAATTTCTTTAGATTCTCTCCCCACTGGCGTTTAATCAGAGCGGTTGCATATCTTTTCAAAAACATATCGTCATAGACTTCCGTGTATGTGGCAGGGTCTAAGATTGCGTATGCCTCTGCTACAATGTAATCATCTATATCGTATGTCTCTCCAAGGTCTGCATCTATGTGTAGTTTGTTTGTCTTCCTGTTCCACCGAATCTGTCTTTCGTTTCGGAACAGTTGTTCCAGTGTGGTCATGTGAGATTTTGTCATCGCGTAGTATGTGATGTCAGCAGAAAGTAGATTGTATAAATCGTTCAGTGCAAATTGGTAGTCTACATCGAATAGACCATCTGACTTAGAACCAACAATCGCACCAAACTTAAACACTCTTACAATATTGAGAATGCTGTTACTGACAGTGATGAATCCGTTTTCTATATCACCTTTGGATATACTTTGGATAGTAGCAGTTGTGCCCGATTCTGCGCCTGTGATTGTTTCAGATGCTTGGAATGGAGCTGCCGTTGAAGTCTTTTCATATACGACAGAAGCACCAGAACTACTTGTATGAACTGTTGCTTTCGCTCCTGATGTCCCACCTGTGATAGTTTCTCCCACTGTAAAAGTGGCACTACCAGTTAATGTCAGCGTAGAACCAGTTAATTTATGTTTAACATATGTTCTTTCTGTTCCATCGAAATGATACTCATTCCAATGTTGGAGGGCATCGTCAATCCTGTCTGAAGTTTGGTCATCATCAACATTGACTTCGATTACTGGTTCACCCAATCGCCTAAGACAATAATCAATGAGTTCCGTTCTTGTTGACAAAGCCATATTAGAACTCCCGAAAAATATTTACCGTACCACTATTTATAATGTTTAGGATTGGTCATATGCATACAATAGAGCCTTGAGCGCGGTAATTTCCGCTTGGACGTATGCTGTGGTAGCAACTTGTGTTGTATTTGTCCCTGACGTTGCAGTAGGAGCGGTGGGAGTCCCAGTTAAAGCAGGACTGGCGAGTGGTGCTTTAGTTGCGATACTGTTAGTAACTGTAGTAGAAAAACTTGCATCATCTCCTAAAGCATCGGCAAGTTCATTCAAAGTGTTTAGAGCTGCTGGTGAAGAATCAACTATATTTGCAACCGCTACGTCAGCGTAGGCAGTAGTAGCGATTTGAGTATTGTTTGTACCAGCAGCTGCAGTCGGTGCTGTTGGTGTCCCTGTCAACGCTGGACTAGCAAGATTTGCCTTTGTTGATAAGTCTGGTGGCGTGTATGTAAATACACCACTAGAGTTATTGTATGCGATACTACCAGCACCAGAAGCACTAGCAGGAGACCCGACTGATAAACTAGCAAGAGTTATAGCATCTACCGCAACACCTTCCCACTTTTTACTGGTAGAATTATATCTTAGGAATCTATTGTTTGTTAGTGCTGAGTCTCTATCAATGTCATCTAAGAATTCTAATCGAACTTCACCACCGCCACCGACTCCTTGCATACCAAGAACCAATTGACGGATGTTTTTATCCATCTCAATGATTTGTCTCTTGATTTGTTCGGTCTCACCAACCTCTTCAACGACCTTTTGTTTCTTTTGTTTGAGATAAGATACTGCGAGTTCTTGTAATTGTTTTTCCTTGCTATCGCGTTTTTCTTGTGGTTTGAGAGACAGAACATCTTGAGCAGATTCTTTAATACTTTTTGTCTCTTCTTCCTCTACAACCTGTGTGAAAGTTTCAACTGCTTTGTTGTGTCCTTCTGCAATAGATGAGATAACTGAGGCCGCTCTTTCTTCTAATGCAGATATAGATGGTTGTCCTTCGATAATGGGTCTCGGTTCTGGTGTGACTCTTATCACATTTTCTGGCAATTCTGGGACTTCATCTTCTATTGGGTCATCTTCTCCACCCAAAAATTCAAATGTTTGTTCTGGTTTTGGCACCTCAAACTCAGATAGACTTATGGCCAATCTTTCTGGATTGATATGAGCGAATGGGTCATCATTTATTGTCTCTGTTGTTTCTACCACTTCCTCTTCTTCTTTATATAAAAGAGAAGTAGTATCTTTGAACTGTTCTTTTATTTCTTCAAGTTGTTCTTTCTTAGATTTGTTTGCAGTCTCTTCTTCACTCAAAGATTTGAGTTCGCTCTTAAATACAGACCAAAAATCTTCTTGGACTCTTTTCTTGTGGGCCTGTTTCTTTTTTGTTTTTTCGACTGTCTTTAGAAGTTCTTGTTTCTCTAACTCTAAATTCTTAGTCTTCTCTTGAGCAATTGCTTCAAATAGTTTGGTGAGCTCATCCATGTTATAATCCTATGATTTTGTAACTTGAGGCGTAACCGTAACAATACCTTCTCTAACACGAATGACTTCTGGTGCATTTGCAATCTCCACATCATATACATATCTTCCAGACTTCAATGCTGTTGTCTGGGTTGCAGTAAGAGATATAGTAATAACACCAGTAGCATCAACTTGACTTGTAGTAAAATCGGTTGCGGTGCTACTGGCATAAGATTTTCTGATTTGTCCAGTTGTTGTGTACCCTGCTAGGTTTTTCACAGTGGAACCATCGGTGGTGACAGTGATGGTAGCACTGAATGTTGACCCTTGATCAACTACTAAATTCTTTACTGTTTTGACGGCCATAATGCTTTCCTCGTTGTCTAAATACTATTTATAATATGGGAGGATTAACTTGAAAACCATAGTGACGCTCCTCTATGGAGACAAATATAATGCTGATGATGTTCACCGTATTTATCAAGACACAAAACAGTATAATCATGTATGTATAGTTGATGAGAAAAATGCAAAGTACCTAGATAAAAACATACACACATTGCCGGCCGGCGATGATGAAACTTTTGAAAAGATAAAAATATTCAAAAATAATTGGGTAGGGGATTGCCTTTACCTAGACCTTGATGTTATAATACAAGGGTCTATAGAAAAATTATTTTGTAAGAAACCAACGATATGTTATTGTTATTGGAAACACCCTGACCAAGTAACATACGGTGACCATAAATATAAGCTAGGCGAAAGATATGTAGACAATGGAAATCCTCTAGCACCTTGGACTTCAAAGTGGATTGGCATGTGGAACTCCAGTGTGATGTCTTGGAGTGGTAACAATGCTAGATATATATACGACCACTTTGAAATGAAAGACCAATTCTACATGACTAAATATGCTGGAGATGACAGGTTTTTATATCACGAAAATTTATTCAACAATGTATTCCCACGAGGTTTGATATATTCGTGGCAGTTTGGTGTTGATTTTGAAACTGATAAGTCCCCCAGAGCATACCAATGGAAACCAGATTATCCTCTGATACTTTTAAATAGTACGCATGAAACAAAAGAAGAGTTGAGACAAAAATATTATGATGCATTTTCTTTGCATGAAATGGGGCAACAAGTACAGTCCTGATTATGTAAATAATCTATACAAGATGGTGAAAGAAAACTACAGTAAACGACACAAGTTTATCTGTTATACTGATGACCCAGAAGGTATAGACAAGAACATAAAAATTAGAACAATTCCAAAGGTTGACTCTTTACACCCAGACTTTTGGTTTGGTAAGGAAAACTATTGTTGGGATAGGTCAAAATTTCTAGTATTAAATTCCCATCGATGGTTGAGAACCAAGGGGCCTTTCTGTTATCTTGACTTGGATGTGGTCATACAAAATAATATTGATGACATCTTTGAACTAAGCAAAACCCCACATATGATATACACTCACTGGGAAGACCCATCTGTACTAAAAGACAGACGTTTTCAAGATGTCCGTGGCACACTATACAACTCTAGTGTGATGTTGTGGTGTAACAATGAGGGCGAAAAAATATACAACGATGTCATTAAACACAAAGACGTTGTGTATAAAACATTCTGGAAAGGCACAGACAATTATTATCCTTGGAGAGAATATCAAGTAGTAGGAGACAACTATTGGTCATTCTTACCAAAAGATTGGGTCTACTCTTACAACAGAGGGCAAGAGTTCCCCAATGATTTGACAGAACACCTGTACAGAGAGACAGCAAAGTTTTGTATATTCGACTCCCCCACTGGGAGACCGCAAACAAATTACAAGCCGCATGAAGTTCGTGACTATAATATCCTTGTACACTGGCATGGCAAAAATGACTTTGAACGTCTATGGATGCCCAAGTTCCCCGACAATTTTTTTGATAAAAACAAACACACTGAGAGGATTGACACTCTAATAGAAAATGCTAATGAGTATGACTCATTCGTAAAACAAATCGAATCTAGACATAGAAAAACCATAGAGGAACTTGAGAACGATTTGATATCAATGCACAAAAAGTTCTTAGCGGACTTTCCCAAAGACCCTCTGTTGATAGAAGGCAATGAGTCTTTGTATTGGAACAAAGACATTGACGGTATCTACAATTTTTATAAAGACAGATTTGTCTATAAGATGCACAAAGTTGTTTTCAATGTACTAGTAGATAAATTCTATACCGATTTACCAAAACTAAAACAAGATTGGGAAAAGTACAGTAACAAGTTTGATAGTATAAAAAACTGGTCTCAGTTTGATTCCATGACGGATGATACACTAGAAAAAAACTACATCGACCAAAAAGTAATAAGCAAAATAAAATACATGGTGAACCAAAATGATTTGACATCTTTGGCTTCCCTGATGATAGAGTTGTTTCCAGAACTAGAAAAACAATTGCAAGGAAGTATATCAGAAATAAAAGAAAACATCCCAGAACTAGAAAAAGAAATATCAGACTTAACATTTATCAGACGTATAGAACCAGAACATAGAAAAACAATAAGAGAGATATATGATACTGGTGATATGATTTCTATGCACAAAAAATTTCTTGCAGATTTCCCAGAAGATAAGATGTTACAAGATGGCGACCAAGCTTTATATTGGAATAAAAGTTTTGACGGTGTGTATGATTTCTACAAAGAAAGATATATCTCTAGACAACATAAGATTGTCTTTGACGAAGCAAAAAAATATGGGCCAGTGAGATACTTTTGGAATATAAACTACGGCAGAATTTTCGCATTGTATAGGAGACTGTGGCATAAGAACGAACTGCCACTAGTCAAAAAAGAATTCATGGAGAACGTAAAAAGATATGGCATCCAGAGATTGTTTTGGGATGCAGATAATTCTGACACACAAAAACTGTACAAAAGATATTACATTGACAACCTAAAAGAATTGTTTTACAAACAAGATTATGAGGCCGTGTTTGAAAGATTGTATAACATCATGCCCAAGGATGAGTTGTTAAATATTTTAAAACAGGATAATATATCAGACGATGATACTCTTGTCAAATATTTTCAGATGCATGGTGAACAATACAGTGATATGTACAAGGGGTTGTATGAGGATGGTTCCCCAGATGGTGCCCTGATACAACTGAGTAGCACTACAAATGATACCGATGACCCCTACAATGACATATTCCTGACAGAATACGAACACAACTTATCATCAATCAAAAAAATATTTGATAGGTACAGGGTAAATTGGGTAACTTTAATGTGTGAGATATCTGACCCCACCAAGTCTGAACATTTTGAAAACATATGTAAGTATTTTAAAGACAACGGTGTCACTCTGACCGTTCAAACATACGATAAAACTTTTATGAAACCCAGCTGGATAGACAACATGGAGTATGTTGAACAACCAGAACTAACGGAAAATATGCCAGTAGTAAAAGAAACCATTGCTAGTGACATACCAGTGAACCTAGACACGTTGAGGATGTTCAAGAAAAGGGATGAAGTAAGAAGACCAAAACCAAAGTCAAAGGTTGCTGACCCTGTGTGGTGTGATGCGAGAAAGAGCGGATACTTCTATGTTAGTGCTGATTCGGGTGCGTATCCGTGTGCTTGGATTGCTAGGGATGTACTAGAAAACAAACTTTTACCATATCATCCCCTTGACTACGCATACAATAATCAGTATAATAATTTGAAAAACTTCACTGTTGGTGAGGTTATATATAATAATGACTTTGAAAATATAAGTCAAAATCTGAAGAGAAGTCCTCTGTCTATTTGTAATAAGAAGTGCGGTGATTGTCATGCGAGTTAATGTGGTGTGCAGTAAGTGGGGAACTAAATACGGCCCGCATTTTGTTAATCGACTTTACAACATGTCGAAAAGAAATATACCAGAGGATAAATTTGATTTTCATTTCTACTGTTATACTGACGATGATAAGGGACTTCTACCTGATATCAAAGTTATACCATTTCCAGACATCGATTCCATACATCCTAAGTATTGGTTCGGCCATGATGACTTTAAGTATGGCATGGCTAGATGTTGGGACAGACCTAAAACAATGGTCTTCAATACTCACAATTTTGCAGCAGATAAGCCGACAGGACGTTTCATCTTCTTTGATTTGGATATAATAATACAAAATGATTTGACTCCCATCATCACATACAACTTAGAACAACCCACAAAAATGCGGTCATGGTGGCAAGACCCCAGACCCATGTTAAGTAGACAATTCAAACTAGCACACGGCGCACACACAAACGGTAGTTGTCAAGTGTGGAGTGATGACCAGTGTGAACCTATCTGGAATGACGTACTAGAACACCAAGAAAAGATATGGTTCACTTTCACAGACGGTACAGATAACTACCACTCTTGGAGATGGAAAAAACTGTGGGATTACTTTCCAAGTTGGATGGCATATTCATACAACCGTGGAAGGTCATGGGCCGAGGATGATTTGCGTGTAGGGATTTACAGAGAAAATTGCATCATCTGTGTATTTAACGTAGACCTTTTGCCTTTTGAGGACAAGAGTAGAGGTCACACAAAACAAGATGACCTTGCTGACCCAAGGTTACTGGAGCATTGGCGATGACTAATTTAAAAAAGTGGTGGAGAATATGGGCAAAATCTTTGGGAGAAAAAGCTTCCGATGATTCTAATGAAGCAGATTTGGTTGCGATATTTAGAACCATCGTAGTTCTTGTTAATTTCTTTACTTGTTTCTTTATCATATCTGGGGTTTTAAGACATTGGTAAATATATACACCGTAAAGTGGGGAACAAAATACAACCACAAACATGTCCAACAAATCTATGAATCATGTTTGGAAAACTTGACCGTAGACTTTACATTTCACTGTCTAACTGATGATGCAACCGACATATCTTCGGACATAAAAATCATATCTTTGCCAGGCGGAAACAAACTAGAGAAGTGGTGGAACAAGATGTATTTGTTCAATGATGATATTGTAACCCAAAAGGGCGAAAAGATGTTCTTTGATTTGGATGTCATCATACAAAAAAATGTAGATGTGATTGCTAACTATGACCCAGAAGATAATCTGTGTCTAGTAAAAACTTGGTGGCATGATTTAGAAACACAATACAAAGAGACAAGACACATACCTCATAAATTTACTGACCTCAATTCGTCAGTGTTGAGGTGGAATGATGACCTAAATACTAGAGAGCTTACAGAATATTTTAATAAATATCAAAAACAAATATTATGGTATTATCGTGGCCTCGACAATTTCTTTTACAATAGAAGAGTTATCAAAACAAAACTGTTCCCACTTGGATGGGTTTACAGTTTCAATCAAGGGTTTGTTTTTCCGCATGACATAGAAAAACACACCTATAGAGAACTACCATACGTTTGTATTTTTGATTCAATGGGAAAAGGTGAAGATGTTAAATTTTAATTTTTTAAATAATTTTAAGCACTGGGGCGAAGCACTACATGTTATCGAAAACAAGATGCCTCATAAACTTGCAGACTTCCGAAAGTCTATGGAAGAAAATAACATGGAGGCAAGTATCTGGTGCGTAGAGGAAACGAAAAAATATATTGAAGAGTATTACACCAAAACAGGTTCCCTGAGAGTGCTGATATTGAACTCGTGGTTGGGTGTTCCCCTAGTTCCGCTACTGTGTGAAAACATGGATGTGGCTCAAATTCACATGGTGGATATCGATGAAGAGTCTATTGAACTCTCTAAGATTTTCCATAAACATTATGCACAAGAAAAGTTCGTAAACATTCGACACTGGAATCTGGATGTCCCATTTGAGTTTGAGAATCTAAACAAAATTGACGTAGACCTTGTTATCTGTCTCTGTACAGAACAACTGTATCCTCTGGCAGAACTCAACGGCAAGAATCCACAGGCGATATACGCCATTCAAAACTCAAATGTAGTAGAAGAAATGTTTGGTATCAACTGTGTTGGTAGTATTGAAGACTTAAAGAAACAAGTCAACATAGAAGAATGTGGATACGAGGGAATCAAGAAACAAACATATTATTCTTGGGACGGCAAAAAGGAATATGATAGATTTATGATTATAGGACAAAGAGAAGGATTCTTCTAGGGTGCAAAGACTACGTTGCCTGATGCTGTAATTCTACACTCATTAGAAGTATAGAATGGATACACTATGTGCGGCAATTTAGCATCAAACAAAACCATCTTACCAATAAAACTCTCATCAACATCTAAAGTTATTTCTTCTGGGCCGGCAAGAGGTTCATTAAATACAAATCCAAGTCTAGAAGTTTTCTTATCTGGTGTGTCTGGAAAAACTTTATCTTCTTCGGATAAGTCGTATGGTATCTGAATGAATACCACAAAAGAAAACAATCCTCCATGTCTATGGAGAGGATTGAATTCATGTTTCTTCATATGATTCACCCATGTTGTTTCAAGTTTGATGGGTGGTATGGGATTTAAAGTATCTTTGTATTTACTAACGTACTCTGTGACTTCTGGTTTCTTAAAGTTTTTCATTAAGTCATCACGAATGGTGACAGGCAAATTCTCTATTTTTATTTGTTTCTGAAGATGTCCAGCTAGATTCTCGTTGTTGGATAAAGTTCCAACATAATCTTTGTAGAAGTTTACAGTATCCCAACTGACTTCGCCAGACCAGATACCATCATACTTCTGCAATTGTTCTTCTGCCATAAACCAGTTTATTGAGAACATATATCCTCCACCATCATTTCCCACATCGCCTGATTCGGAGTCACGAATCCAATAGTTTCTCTCACTCCCCTACTTCCAGCACAATGCCAATACGGATTGTCTGGCCCACCATAGTATCCAACTTTAGCTTGCCATCCAATATCATCATCAATTGTTTTTACTTTGCCATGTTCTAGATATCGGAAAAATCCCTGACCATCACTCCTAGTCAAAAGTATATTATAGCCTGGACAGTCCCAATTATTATGCCAAGACATAAATCCTCCAACTGGATACAAAACATGAACAGCTGTATACTTTGTGCCCAACCAATCGCCAAGTTCAGTTGACAACTCTAAAGATTTCGTTCTCAATTCGTCTGGTATACCATGAGTATTATGAAAGTCTGTTACCTTTGCATACTCTGGCGGGCCTTTGTGATTACTATCGTTGTACATCACAGAATGTAAATAGTCATCCCCACAATAGTAATCTATATCGTGTTCGCCATGTCTTCTCTCATCTGTAACTAAAGAACCATAGTTCTGATTATCAAACCAATCAGTCCAATTATCCAACATACTAATGAGCTCTGGATTTATTTTATCTATCGTTTGCATTTTATCGTATAGTGTGTTATAATAACATCCTGTCCATCCAACTCTTCTGGTTTTTGACCCAAACAAAAATTCCATCTAGCATCTGGACTTGGGAAGTCACCAACCTTGATGGTATCTTTATACTTCGTTTTGTTCAATAGATACCACATAGTGAATGTGTCCCAAGGTCTCACCCTTTCCGAATACGGAGATGGGTCATAACTGTCTGAAATTTGATATTGATACTGGTCAAACCAATCATCGAATAAGTCTTGAGTTTTTGACTTACGATAAACAAAAACGCCACAATGATATATCATTTCTTCTGTATCGTTTAGTTTTGTTATCTTTGCATTGTAGGGACGATTGCGAGTGAAGATAATATCGTTGTCATTAAGGTAATCAAATGCGGTTGATATATCTTCATGTTGAATATAGGTGTCACAATCCAGATACATTGTTTTTTCATATGGAGAACGTGATAGAGCCCACAACTTAGTTCTTATGTGGTTTGGGCCATACGTTGCAATGTTTTCAAAGATTTCATAATCTTCTTTCTCTACCCATTCTGGTATGGTAAATAAAGTTATTCTTGCATCTGGATAAAATTCTTTGAGAGATATTGCTGAGGTTTTTGCAGCTTCATAGTATTCTTTTTTTACTGTGGCTACATAAAGATACCCACTATCCAATATGTTCATTTGGATTAAATTCTTCTTGCAATATCATAGTCGAATAGGCCTGAACCTCTATGGGGGTTTTAGCTTTGCGAATACATTTTTTCAATTCTTTGTTCTTAGAATTTTTTATTAATTCGATTTCAAAAGCTTCCAACTTCATTTCAAACAAGGTCTCTTGTTTCACTCTGTTGATGTGAACTTCTCTTGCCTCTTCTGCTTTCTTTTGGTTCTCTTCACCTTCTTTATCAAAGAGTTCAGTATTCTGATCAATCTCTTCTTCGGAGTAGAGTTCTAAAAGAGCATCATAGTCTTTATTGATTAGTCCCTCTGATGGATTGCCAACATTGATGTTGCATTGGTGGTATTTGTCGTTGACTAAAATCTCGCACCAAATACGGCGGTTCTCTTTGTCAACCCATCTGGGATTTTTATATTTGGGTAAGGTTTCTTCGCTCATAATATATCCTCATAATTATTGCATAGGTCTATTATAACCTACTTCACTGTCAAATGTCAAGGTTTAAACTGTTCTGATAAACAACTGTTTTGTCTCTTGAGTAGAACTTGATGACTGAATAGTATTACCAGCATAGTATCCAGTATATGTTCCAGAATAAGAACCAGTGTAGTTAGCGTTCAAGAATCCAGCAAAGAATCTTGAGTAACTACCAGAGTATGAACCAGTGTAATCTCCAGAATAGTTTACACTAGCAACGTCTTTCAACTGGTCAGTCATTGTTGCGCCCATCTGAACCCATGTTCCAGCAGCACTGGGAGCACCAGTTTGTAACAAGTATTTTCCAACACCACCAGCCATAATTCGATTTCTAAAAGCTGGTAACAGTGTTTGGATATTGGCAGCAGTCATCTCTGTGATACTACCAGTGTCAGTATCAACTTTTAAGAGAAGGTCTTCATTGGTTCCAGCATCAGTAGTAGGAGCAGTTTTTTGCCAAAGGTAATAATTTACATCTGTTCCATCTACCTGTGTTTCCGCGATGGTATATCTAGATGTCCATGTTCCACCAGAGGGTGAAGAAGTTTCTATTTTATATTGACCTACAGTATTCGCGTCTTCAGCACACATTGCGGTTATACAAAGGTCAAGAACTTCCGTATCAACTTCTGTATCTGTCCCCTGTTCTACAGCTTCGCCCGTCCACCTGAGAGGATTTATTTGTCCACTCTCAGAAGCAGTGGCACTTATCTGATTAAATCGATGAACTGTGTCAGTCGTTGTCTGTGTAACTGGGTGTTGACCCACAGTTTGATCGCTTTCTCTGTTAGTAAAAGTTCCAATTTCATCACTACCAGCAGAACCACCTTGAACCACATTTAGTTCAGCAGTTCCAGAACCATCGGTGTTATCTGCAAAATGCTTAGTGATTACACCAGCAACTTGGTTTTTGATTTCAGCTGATGTCAGCTCAATGAAACCTTCCAAACCATCCGCAGCTGCTGGATACGCACCAGCTTTAAGTGTAATTGGCCCTGCCATTTCAGTCTCCTAGTTTATCAATGTGCCACCAGAGTTATAAACCGCGAGTCCACGATGTTTAACCCAATCGGTAGCATCTTTACATGTCAAAGTGAATGTCGTGTTTGCCGGTAAAGTTACAGCAGCATTTGCAGACCCACCGTTGATTGTATCTGATGTAGCGGGATACAATTTACAGTTAGTAGCAGTCGCGTTTGCAACGATGTAAGTCAACCCAGCAGCTGCGGTTGGTAAAATCACACCTTGAGCTGCTCCACCGACTGTGGTGATAACATTAAAAGTTTCGGTAAGAGCGGTTGCATCCCCCTGACTTGAACCAGCGGTTGATACAGCGGCAGTCACACCCACCTTTAAATCACCTAAGAGGGAGGCAGTTCCATTGATAGTAAAGTCTTGGACGTTATTACCACCAGAACCTACTTGTCTCCATCCACCAGTAGAAGTTCCCACTAACTCAGTTCCATTAGCAGTTACCAATGTCACAGCAGCGTTTGCAGAACCACCATCGATGTTCTCGGTTGAAGCGGGGTAAACTTTAATCGTGTTACCACTGATATTAAATACATTAATTACCAGACCAGCAGCTGCGGAAGGTAATATTACACCTTGGTTTGCAGAAGCGGTGGAAACAATGTTATATGTTTTTGTTAAAGCAGTTGCAGCTCCTTGTGTAGAGCCAGCTGCTGTTACTGTGGCGGCAATACCCAAGGTCACATTTCCACTAGCGGTTAAAGTGCCCACTGAGATATTATCGCCAGACTCATACTTATCGTTATTGAGGTTGGTAAAGTTAGTATCCACCTCAGTGTTAGTAAGTGGAGAGCCTTTACTTGACCTAAGTGTTATTGTAGCCATGTTAGTCCCTATTCGTTATTTCTCTTGTTGTAAAGAATTCATTACTTGCATCAAGACATTTTTGAGTTCAGTCATATCTTCCTTTAGACTATTTATATCAGCTGACATTTTGTCTATTTGATTATTTCTAGATGAGAGAAGAGCTTTTCTTCTTTTGTACGCAAGAAGTCCACCTCCATCTACAGATACGACAGCTGATTGGTTTTTCTGGTCTCTCTGCCACTCTAGTGACGATACATGTAATTTACTATTTTCTGACATATTTATTACGCCTGTAGAGCGATAGCTCTAAGTTGTTTTGCTTTTGGTGGCATCGATGTATTACTTGTCAACATTACCATCTTAATACTAAAATACTTGAACCTAGAATAATTAACACCATCAACGGTACAAGTCATAGTAGGTTGTGGCCCTCGGTGTTCCCATGTACAACCACCATCTGCAACACTAGTTCCACCAGTATGAGATGGAGCAGAACTCGCGGATGCAGCACCAGTAGTTCCACCTATTGTGCATTTATACATTTGACCACCGTTAGCAACATAAACACCAGCGGCATATTGGCGAGACACCTCGTGAGGATATCCAACTGTTATTGTTGGTGCGCCACTGAACCCTCGGCCTGGATTCATAATCTCCACAGCACTGATACCACCTGTTCCGTTCAATGCAGTTGCTTTGATTGATGCTTCCTCACCAAGACCACTAGAAGCTACTATGATATCAACTTCACTCAACGCTGCATAGCCAGGGTTTGATCCACCACCAGCTGCAGTGATAGTAACTGCTTTAACTCTGTTCGTGGTATAATTAAATTGTCCATCACCATTTAATGATGTTGAGGGTAATTTGAAATCAAAGTCTATGAAATTTTTCTGAGCTTCTGAAGAACCACCTTGATTGTTATCATCAAATTCCATTTGAACCCACTCAAGGTCTCTTAGGAAATCAGCATCATCCTCTTGTGCCATTCCTTTGAAGTATACTTCAAAAGAACTGCCAGGCGGAGTGAAGTGTGCGACTGAAACTTTAATGTCTTCAGCATCCTGTCCATCGGCAAGTCTAACTTTTTTACTGATAAACTTAGAAAGAGCATTACCATTATTAGTAGTTTCATTTGTCGAATCGTTATTGACTGCATAGGATTGTGTTAATACATTCATTCTGTTGTTATTCAGATGTGGTGAACTTGCACTATATTCAACACCAGCGGAATCTACATGTGACGTATCATCACCAGCCTTCATGGTACACCTAACTTTGTAACTCTTTTTAGCTTGTTTATTCGCACCAGTAAAAGCTGCTTCATTTCTAAGAGAATATATTGCTTTTGAAACTAGAGTTTTCATTCTCATTGAGGGAATGACATTTTCAAAAGTTGTTCCAGCAGCTGATATTCCAGTAGCATTACTAGTAGCAACAGTGTTAGTTACTGAATTACCTTCCATAACGTGAACTTTATTTGTTCCACCCAATCTGTGAGTATTAAAGACCTTATTGAAAATAGAGTCTACTGTAAATGCTTTTACTATTCCACCTTGAAAAGTATACAGTTGAACAAAGTCACCTACATTCAAAAGATAATCTAAATCGGCATCCTCAAAAGCCTTTCGGGGCATAATTTTGTTGTATCTAATGACCATCTCCTCTGTGCGGCCATTCACATCGTCAACCTGTCCACGAATCGCCTTAGATAAATTCATTGCGAAACCAGTGCCACTACCAGTAGTGGAACCCTGAGTAACGGCGCCTGGAGCATGAGTTAAAATAGGTGTGCTGAGAGGTTGGTCTGACTTAACAAAGTTATTGTATGCGGCCCAAAGGTCATTATCAGCTGCGATACCGTAGTCTAGGAATTTAAATCCAGTGACACCACCGCTTCCACTAACGGTGGTCACTTCTACTTTGATTCCATTGTAAGATAAAGTTTGACTTTCGGTAGATCCCCTAGTATTTGTATAACTGTATGTGGTAGATTTATCAGCCATTGTTATTACATCACCGACTGCATGGCCAGAACCAGCAGTGGTTGATGCGTTTTTAAGAGCTACGAAAACACCATGATCCTGGCCTCCGTCATTAGGTCTTCCAGAGATGTAATCCTTTCCTTTAACAAATTCATAGTCCCCATTTGCCCATTGAGCAGTTCCAGTTCCCTTCTTGAACACTCTCATATCCATGAGATATTTAATATCTTGTCCTTGTATTGGCGACCATGTTCTATTATTTGAAGAAGTAAACATTACTCCACCCAAAGCAATATGACTACTCGCTCCCTGTGGCATAACATTGTCTTTAGTAACAATGATATCTTCATTCTGACCCAATGCTTTAGAACCCAATTTGAATGTCCAAACTTCATAGTCTGGATTGTTGCCTGATGGTTCTAATACAAAACAGTAGTTATCACTGCCATGTAAGAAAGGAGCTTTATCAAAGGAGAATGTTGTGCAAGTCGATAATGACACATCAAAAGCAGTTTCATTACCAAAACTTAAATCTGGTGTTGTCTTAACGTCAGTGTAACTTAGAGAAGTTCTAGCAATCTCTATATTAGTAGGATATCCCTGATTCATTTTTCTTATGGTCATAGTCACATTGTGGCCACTTTTAGTTGCTGACGGCAACGTAGCGGATTCGGCATTATTGTGTTTTTCACCTGGCCTTCTCTTGAACCAAACCTTCACATTATCCAAGTAAAATCCAGCAGACCCAGCTCCGTTTATACTTGTATCAGCAGAGAAAGATTGTGCAAGTGGGTCACCAACTATTATTGGTGGATGATATATGTAAGTCGGTGAAGTAACGTCAATGTTATATTCTAAATCTGTCACAGTTATACCAGTTTCCAAATTAGACATTTCTACATCAGTAATAACTTCCCCGACAGTTTTGGGGGGCAATGTATTACCACTTCTTGTCCCTGAGTTGACCACAGTGTGTAGTTCTGCAACCAAAGTTACATCCTGTGACATGGATTGCATACCATAAGCAGAGTATTGTCCTTCTGCCTGCGTGGTTATAAAGTTGTCTCTTTGTTGTGGATCATCACAAACAAAGATTCGTCTGTCTCCAATAGGGAAACGATTCCGTGGTATCTTGAAAGCAATAGCTGCTTCACCTTCAGTGTTGGATTGAGGTAGATTGACCCAACCACCCATACTGTGAGCGAAATCTGTATAGTCTATAGTTCCTGATTGAGATTCCGCTAGTATTTGATCATCAAATTTATCCACATCCAATCCAAAACAGTTATTACTTACATTTTCACCATCAAAAAACACATACAATTCTTGTAATGAGGGTTTTAATCCAGATATTCTAAACAATATAGTTATGGGTCTCATATGAGATATAAGAGAGACATCCCTCAAAACATTACCAATCGGGAAAGTTAAAGTCCCAGCAGGAGCTGATTTTTGATCCAACAATATTTCGGTACTGTGTTGAACAATTGACTGTGTTGAAGTAGTTACATCAAAACTAGAACTAGCACTGATTGTTCCATCAATACTTGAATCAATCGTACCTTCTTGAGTTTGTTCAAACCAACCACCCCAACGAGTAGCTGCCATTGGTAGACCAGAGGCTCCCGAAAACTCGGCCGAGGCGGACATATTTAAACTAGCTTCGCTCGCTTCAGCCTGTGTGATCGTGTCTTTGCTTGTATTCACCGCCCCTGATATAAAAGTATTTCCATCCATCACACCTTGGTCAAAACTTGTTTCATATCCAACCACATTACCACTACTAGCGGCCGCGGCCGCATCCGCAGCAGCTTTGTTATCTTGCCTGAGAATCAGTGGAGTGTCATCTCGTGAGTCTTTAAAGACATCACTTCTTGGATAAACAGTCATCTTTCCTATATAGTTGAACAACAAATCAGAAACAAGATTCTTTGGTTCTGTGATATACTGTCCATTTTGTGAGTGAGGTATATTTGTATATGGTCTACTAACATACGACCCACCATCGAGGCCGAAGGGATTTCCACCACTGAGTTGCCAATCTGAGGTATTATAAGTTGCGTCAAATTCTAAATTGAAATTATCGTCTTGAACAAACGGTGATAGTTCATTCCTGAGACTATTAAATGAAGCACTGTAAGATGGGTCAAGTAATTCACTACCAACATCGTTGTTGAATATGTTTGTATAGATACCATTCTTAAATCTATCTAATCCGTTTGCATCCAAAATTTGTTTGGATTTAGCATCCAATTCCAATAAAGAAAGAGCAAGATAATATTCTAGTCTACTGATTCTTTTCTCAATAGCACCGATATCTCGCATACTATATTTTCTATGCTGACCCAATGGTTTAGCATACACCGCTCTTTCGATTCTATCAATTATTTTTGCAAAGTTTGGCGCTGGAGATGGATAGGGTGATATTCTTACTTCTCCTATCATAAATCCATCTTCAAGAACTGGAGGCCTAGCGGGTATTTCTGATATTCCCTCTGAAACTTTTATATTACCTTTGAGGTCAATTAATAATCGGTCTATTCGCGGCAAGTAGTAAGTTACATCGGTATCAAAACTAGAATTCGGTAATGGGAACTGAACACCATTAGTAGGTAATTCAAACTCATCTGTCCTGTATGGATTTTCTGTTGCAGCTGCCAGTGTTGTTGCGGAAACAGCGCTGTTTTTAACATACGGTCTAAAATCAATACAGTCTCTTAAATCAAAAGCTCCAAGTCTCTGAGATTTGTAAATGGGAACTTCAGCTGTGTATATACCAGTTGCTCCAGTATCATCTATTGGATATGAGTTTAGAGCAAAATAAGTTCCATATGTTCCAGCATAGTCTGGCACAAAGTGTCTTAGTTTGACGGTGATAAAAGCATTAGTGGTATTAACATTTGAACCGTTGTTTTTGAAAAATTTGGCATGACCATACATGTTGTCCGTTTGACCATTCATCAAGGTAAAATCTTCTTTAAAATCAACCCCAGTATCGTCATCTAGGTATACGTTACCAGATGCAGGCGCAACATAAATTGCCTCAATTTGTTGTACATCAGCGATACCAAGATTCCACGGGCCGTTAGCACCACCAGCAGCATCGGTTGTATTGATTCTAACATACCTACCAACATTCAAATTCTTTGTAACTGGAGCAGCATCAACAACCTTGACCTTCACTTGAAGATAGGCAGTTCCACTACTACCAACAGTTCCAAGGTCAAACGACATGGATTGTGTAGCGTGTGCGGTCACCATAGATGGCGTCAGTCTGATTTGTTGTCCTTCGTCATAACCAGTTCCACCAACAGTTTGTCCATTGGTCTTGTTTATCAAATAAAAACTACCATCCAAGGTGGCTTGTGTAGGAGAAGCAGAGTATGGTAATTGGATTCCCGCTCCAAGAGCAGAAGTGCTAATAGTAAATGACCCATCAGCGGCAACGGTTACATCAAATTCTTCGGTGTAGTGATAATCGTTATCTAGACTTCCACCGTCAGCGTAGAGAGTTTTTGTTGATTTCCAAGGACATGGGAAAACTAGTCTATTATGTTCGACACCTTTTAGGACAGCACTGTCACCAGTTCCATTACCAGTGGTATCTGTCAAGACAATATCAGCGAAACCACTATTAACACCATTTGAATAGTAAATGGTTCTAGCTAATTTTAGAGAAGCATCAGTAGCAGATGCTGCTATATTGTTTACTCTTATGTCGTAAAGGAAAATTCTAAACTTTGCGGCTGCGGCTCCAGGCGTTCCACTAGCGAAACGAACTTGTCTTACTCTTGCAGTTGCTACGACTGTGGTTACAGCAGCATGGGAACCATGACTGCCATCAGTGATGGCTTGAGCAGCAGCGTTACCAGCATAGTATCCTAATTGAACCACTGAACCAGTTTCAAGATCCCATTCACCACAAACCTCCACACATTCAAAGAAATTACCATATCCCAATGGAACAGTGAGACTTTCTTCTGTGACTGTCGAGGTTCCCTTCCTAATTTTAACAAAAGAATTATTAATAAATCTTCGTCTATATCCATTAACGTATGCTACGCCTGGCGAAACCTTTGCCACTAGGTAATTTATATCACCAGCATCCTGAGCATCAGTGGAGAAATTATATCCTTCATTGTCTATTCTGTAGGAAGTTCCTCTAGCGGCAAACTTTGCCGTGCCACTCAAAACTTCTCCAGAAGAGTGAGTGGGGGGACTAGAAGAAACTGATGTACCTGTTACTGTAACCTCGTATAACTTACCTAAATGATTCACAAACTCGCCGCGACCATATTTAGTATTAGAAGTGGTATTAAAAGGAGTTCCCCTCACAGTCTTCAAGTGTTCTAACACCTTAAAGGTGAAAGGTTCAACAACGTAATCACCAGATTCTTCGTGAGTTCTTTGTGCTAAAGTTTTTCCAAGTTGCGCTAGGTCTTGTAAATCAGCATTTGCTCTTTTCTGAAGAACTCCATTGACTACTTTGTAAACGGAAGAGAAGTTTGTTGGAGGACTTACATAAGTAAATTGAACTCCGCCATCTGTAACAGCACCAGTGGTGTGAGTAGGCCCTGCTCCAGAGGATGCGGTAGTTCCCTCTATAGTTACCTCATAGATATTACTTTGATTTTCTACAAACTCTCCAAGTCTTAGAACTCTGTTGTTCTGATACTCATCACCAAACCCTACTTTTGTTAATGTTGTGGTAAGTTTTGTCCTATCAGCGCCTGGAGCATTGTAGTTGTAAGTTCCTGTCGCTGGGTCTAAGAGAGTAGAGTCATCATCTGAGGTGGTGAGAGTTTCATTGATTTGTACACCAATTAAAAAATTAACTCGAGCATGATATGGGTCAAGTCTAATAGTTTGTTTTTCATGTTTTACTAATTTACCTTGTGCAAATATTACACCTTCTTGAATGGTAAAATCGATAACCTGTCCATAAAAGTTATTTGTAAAACTAGTATTATCGGTTGAACTGTTGACAATAAACGTATCGCCATTTCTTCCAGAATCGGTTGATGATACTGTGAGGGTTTCACCAGCGTCAAACCTTTTATTGATATTGTCTCCAGCACCAGTGGTGTTAGGTGTTTGATATTGCAAGTAAAGAACTTTTTTTGCAGTAGTTTCTGTCTCAACACCGCTTAAAACAGAATGAATTTTTGCTGTGATACCAGTAGTCCCGCCAGTTAATTCATCTCCAATATAGTTTGCCAGAGTATCATTTGACACAGTAGCACTAGAAGCATCGGTATCATTAATCTTTATGTAATCTAAAACTACAGGGTCAGCATTAGCGCCTCTTATCGTAGCCCCCTCAGAAAATAAAAACTCTCCCATGTCCTTAATGGTTTCATAGAAGTAATCTTGCATCTGGGTCAGTTCTCTTGCTTGAACCGCTACGCCAGGCTTAAAGACCACACGATTGAACTTTTTATTAGAACTAAAATCGTTGTAGTATGGTGTTACATTTAAGTTAATCGCCATGTGTTTTCCCTAAAAAGTAAAAATCAACTTTACTGTTTCTACCTGATCCGAATCTCTCGTTATTGGTTTTCTATTATCATAGTAAAGTAATTCCCCACTATGAGCATTAAATTCTGGATTTGTAAGGCTATTTATAGTCAATCCAGTTATGTCCTTTGTGGTATTTGTTAAAGTATCTGTTGAAGCTATATCCGAATCCACTTCCTGTAAGTAAATCGAATCTATAGTTCCATTGCCAGTGGTGTCTCTTTTTTGAGTAACCCGATAAGTTCCGTTTGACGATGTAGTTATAGTATCATCGGTGTCATATGATGCCGGTGATAGTGTTCCAATTACATGGTCACCCGAACCAGTGGCTTCATTAAATAAATCAGTTGAATTATATTTTGTTATATTTTTTAACAATCCAACTTGTCTATAATCATTTCCAGTTAGCAAGTCTCTAGAATCATTATCAAAAGATGTAGTTATACCCACCCTATGAGCAAATAATTCTTGTTGTACATTGGCACCATGTCCACTATAGGGGGCAATGATTGCTCGAAAAGCAGCATTACTTCCAGAACCAGTAGTTTGTTGAATGGATACCGTGGCTTTGGTGTAACCAGAGCCTGGCGTTGTTACTGTTATTGCAGTGACGTTTCCATTTGAATTGACTGTCAAGGAAGCACCAGCACCAGTTCCATCTCCTGTTATTACAACACTGGCGTCCCCAGATGTATAATCGGCCCCCATGTTAGTTATAACAATATTATCTATAGCACCACCAACAGCGGTGCTTTCAACTGAAGTTTGTAATGTTGCGGTCTCCGTACTTCCCAAAACCGCATCAGCAGTAGCAGCAGTAGAAAATCCTCCGCCGGTGAGTCTAATATCTGCAAAGGAGTAACCAGAACCAGCGGCCGTAATAGTTATTGCGGTGACGGCACCAGCAGCGATAGTTGCAGTCGCAGTAGCACCTGTGCCATCTCCCAATATTGAAACAGTGGGGGCACTAGTATATCCAGCGCCACCTGTCAAAACCGTTCCACTATCAATTTCACCATTAACATCGAACGCTGGGTCACCAGCACCAGAACTTACTCTAACTGGCATATAACTATCTGATAAAAATTTTGTTCTATCAGCAGCACCCACTTGGAATAAAAACTTCCATTTATATCCATCACTGGTTTCAAAAATTTCTGTACCAGTGCTAGTAGGTTTTATCGTGCTTTGTGCATTACTATTATTGTTGATGCACTTGTAAACATTAAATCCGTCAGTTAAGACATAAAAGTTAGCGGTAGACAGCTTAGTAGCACCAGAGTTAGAGGTATTAGTTGCAGACAAGGAATCATCATACTTGTCATAAACTGTTCCACTCGCCCAATCAATCCTACGAGCAAGCATGGCTACGTCTGCGTTCTGAACCTTCTTTACAAAAAGAATGTCCCTTCTGAACTCAGACGTAAACACACGATTGTCGTATGACGTATCTGGTGCGGTATCGTCAGTCCAAGTTTGAGTTCTAGAGGCCGCCAAGAAAAATCTATCATTATCGTTATAGATATCTCTGTAAAACGACCTCGCTTGTTGAACTCTGGCTTGGTCTCTTAAAAGAATTGCCATCTAGCACTCCTAGTTATTATTAGGAGTCGCTGACCGTAACCGTCCAAGTAATTTTTAACGTATCAGCAGCGGCCTTATTCACCACGCTGAAAACCGTTCTACACAACAATGTTCCGCCAGAAGAAGCATTCAAAATCGCTGCTTCAACAACAGCTCCTGTGCCCGTGCCAGCGGGAAAATCACCTACATAGGTGATAGCATTACTGGAAACAGTTGTTGAGGTCAAAGCAACTCGGCCAAGTTGTGTCTCAGGCGCAGTATCACCAGCAGCAGCTGCGGTGTTACCAGAACCTATCGCCATGTGTGACATTGCAGTGGCACTCGCATCTTTCATACGAGATGCGATATAGTTAAGACCGTTGTTTACAACAACATTTTTAATATTTTGGGTCTCTTTGAGATTCCCATCTTTGTCAAACAACTCAAGAGTCAACTGACCCTTGGCGTCTAAGGCATTATTTTGCAACATTTTGTTCTCCTTTGGTTTTGCCTATTGTTACTTATTTATAATCTTTTTAGAAGTTAATTACAGTGTCAGCGACATAATCTTCGGCAAAATATGTCAAATCAACTGTATATGATTGTGATATTAAACTACCAGCGTCACCAGCACCAAATGTATCGGCAGCTGTGGTTGTAACATCCAATTTATCTGGCGAATCACTGGTTGCTGCCGTGTCAGCAGCAGTAGCGGTCACATCAAACTTATCAAATGCATCAGCGATGTCTGAAGTATCTGCTGGGTTTCTCCCAATATCGAATTTATCTAAAGCATCCGCCGTGTTTGAAGTATCTCCCACCACCGGCCCAGCTTCAACTGAAGGCGCATCTTGAGTATTAAATGTATCAGCAGCAGTAGTGGTGACATCAAACGCAGTAGTATCTGCTCCGTTGAACGTATCAGCAGCAACGGCCTCCGCATCAAAGGCCACACTGTCTTGCATAGCAGCAACATCTGTAAGAGCAGTTTCTACATCGAACTTATCAACCGCATCTTGTACACTGGATATATCAGAAGGTCTTGGTTGAGCTTCGACAATGGCAGCATCAGCGGTATCAAACGTATCGGACGGTGTTCTAAAGAATACAAATGATATCAATATGGTGGAATCATCTGTTGTATAAGTGTCACTCGCCGTAGTCTCCACACCAAGAGATGTGACCGTATCTTGTACGGCAAAAGTAATATCAATGGAATTGAGTCCAATCTCTTTCAGTGGGTTTCCTAGTTGTACATAATCCTCTGCAAAATAATCACCAGCTGTGAATCTTTCTACATAGTCATCGTCACCATCTACATTAGCTCCAAGCTCAAAGTATGGGGAACCAGTAGGAGTTCCATCTGAAGTAGCATAATAGTTATTTACAAGTGTTCCTGTTAGAACATATGGTTCATCTGTACTTTGAATACCAGCACTATCGGCGGGAGCGGTGCCAACATCAAATCTGTTGAACGCTGTTCCACCAGCACGAGTAGCAAATCCATCGCCTGGGAATATCTCATCGGGGCCGACTTCAGCAATGGCAATTTCTTTTGCCACCGAATCCTGTACCAATAATTCTTCTGTTTCTGGATATTTAAAGAGCATGTAAACATCAGTTTCAACCGCAAAATTGGTTGACATGTCTATAGCTTGTCTTATTTGCAAGTCACCAAATAAACCAAATCCAGCAGTATGAGTTGCACGTTTGACATAATCATGCCACTCATGTTGTTGTCTTTCACTCTCAACAGAATAAGAGAATGGTTGATATGTTTTGTTATCGTAGATTTTGTTGATATCGGAGAGGAACGAACCAGCATCTCTATGTGTTCCAAGGAGTGTGGCGTTATATCCTGTCTTACAATTTAATACCGCAACATTACCAGTAGAGGATGTTATTTCAAACTCAAAATCAGCGCGGAGGAAACCTACACCAACAGCAACGATACTAAATGTAGATGGGTATCCATTACTGTCAAGTGATTTAATTTTTATGTATGCGCCATTGTCTACGCCAGTGAGAGTATAGTCCTCTGCAAAATAATCCAAGGCATAAACACCAAGAATGTCGCCAGTCTCATTTACTTTAAATGTTTGTCCAACCGTGAACCCGCCAGCAGTTGCTGAAGACCCAGTTTTTACATTACTAAACACAGCTGATTTGAGTATTCTGATAGGGAACATTTGAGCATTTAATACACTCGGTGTTGTTCCCTTAGCGGTGATATAAGTTAATACGCCAGCTACGTTTATTGTTAGTGAGGGTGTGTTATTATATCCGACACCTTGTTGATTGTTTGTAAAGATGGTTGAAGTTATTACACCATCTGTAATTCTAGTGTCAAGAAGTGCATTTGTTGAGATGGTATCAGCATCATTAGGACGAATACTAACACTAGGGTTCGCACTAAATCCTGTTCCACCATCAAGTATCAATACCTCTGCAACTTTACCAGAACTTATTGTTGCGACTTTAAATGTAACGGCAGGAGTTCCAGACCCACCGAACAGCGTTGTCGGCATTTCTATTATTTCGTTAGGACGATAATCAGTACCAGCCCCTGTTACAGTAACACTTGAAACAGCATTACCGGCAATGACAACACTAAAGGTTGCACCAGAACTACCAGAAGTTATGGATGAAGCATCAGAGATATATCTAAATTTACATGTCCCATCTAAAGCGTCACCACTATCATGTGTGGGCCCAGATCCAGAATTTGCAGTAGTTCCTGACCCAACCACTACATATTGTTTTGACCCAGCTTTAACATTGTCTCCAACTGCGTATACCGTATTGTTTGCGTATGCTACATCAATTCTAGCAGTGTATCCACTAGTTATCGAATACGTCCCATCGACTACAGAAGAATGTGGATTTACAAAAGAACCACCCGCCCCAGTTCCAGTTACGGTGGCGATATTTCCAGAAACATAAGCATGTAATTGTTCATCATATCCAGCTTGTCCTATGCCTGGCCCAACAACCTCAAATGTCTTGTCGAGATTGAGAGTTAATTCATAAGCCTGTGGATTGGTATAAGATATCTTCTTAACTCTATCCACGGTGGCTGTTTTCAGATATTGTTGAGTAGCAACACCTGTGGAGATGAAATAATGTATGTCAATCTCCGCGCCTTCATATGTCTCAGGTTCAGCTGCTCCAGTGGCTTTATTAACTTTTACTACATAGTCTTCTTGCCACACATTGGATGAGGGTCTAAGTATAAATTGTTCTCTATTTACAACAGCAATAGATTCATTGAAGACAATCTTGAACAACCACTTAACCGCTTCTGGACTACCTTTAGCAGTATAGAATTCATTGATATCCTTCAATACTCTTGATAATTTACTAGACTGAGTAATAGGAAAATCTTTAACGTAATCTCTATAAAATTCTTTTAAGAAATTGTCATCGGTATTAATGCTTCCATCGTCATTAAAATCTACATCCAATTTGGACAGAAAATCTTGTAATACTTTTAGGGGGCCGTGTTTAGTATTGTCACTAGCATCAGTCTGTTCCATGAACTCATAATACTTTTGCATGAAAGTAACAAACAGAGGAAAATCAGATTGAATATGTTCTGGTAATTGATTCTTTGCGAACTCAGATATTTTTGGTTGTGAGTAAACATCTGACTTAGCAATTTTATCTACGGTGGTGGTGAACGAAGCGCCAGAACCATTATTGATTTTTGTAATATTAGCAGTGATACTCGCATCACTTGATTGACCACCTATAGAAATCGGATCAACAGTTAGAGTATCAAGTTCTTTATATCTCTCATTACCGTCATCGGCAATTGTTATTGAAGTTACTGCACCACTTGAATCAACAGTAATATTGACCGTAGCACCACTACCAGTTGCTGAATTAGTAGTAGTAGGAATGCTTGTGTAGGTTCCAGCATCACGATTTGAATCTACTACACTTGTGTTTGTTAACTGTGTTGGAAACCCTATGACATAAGGGACAGGGGCGGTATCATAACCATCACCCTCAGCAGTTATAGTGACACCAGTTACAGAACCACCAGTGAGTGTCAAAGTAGCTGCAGCTACTACAGGGTTGTCGCCTGTAGGAGCAGGGAAAAATAAAGTAGGCGTGTCTATATAACCAGTGCCACCACCGACAATGGTTATTGAGTTGACAAACTCTTTAAATGATGGTATTCTATTAGTCATTAGTCATCCGTTACTCTAGCAGCAACAGTAACAGATACACCCTTTTTAATGTTATTGGGTAAATCTTCTACACTGTCATCCAACGATAAAATGATGTTCCTAGATGGAACAGCGTCTACCACATATGATTGTTCAGATGTACTTCTAATCAATAAATCAGTAGATATATTCTTGGAAGACTCATGCGGAGTAGCAACTATTCTAAGTAAAGTATTTCCATCACCACTGATGGACGATATATTTAGACTAGTGATATCTAAGGCACCAGTATCATAATCTATGGTGCCAGCATTTTGAGCAACGATTGTATTAGTGGATTTTGTTTTTAGTTGCAAAATTCCCTGACCAGAATAAGCGGGAGCAATCACATCAGCATTTGGTTTATCTGTTAGATATACTTCCTCTCTGGCACCGTTCAAATCAGCAGTAAAGAAGTTTGTTCTGATTGACAGGGGTAAAATCTTATTGTTGTACTTTGGTTCGTATCTAGTAAGAGACCCAGTGGTAGGAGTAATCTTTTTCATAAGTCTCATTTCAATATTGTTTCCAATTATTGAAGTAGAGACATCATTTATCTCTTTAGATAATTTTGAATAAAAGAAGTTTTTCTTCAACTCATTTAAGTTCGTGTTGAAATGAGTTTCCACCGTTGAAGATACAGTGCTCTGTATAGCAGCTAAAGTGCTTGTGGTTAATTTTGGATCGTATGTTATACTTATATTGAATCCAATGAAAACGGTATCTGGGTCAACAAATTCTAGTTGCAAACCAATAGGCATTTTTGGAGACAAAACAGAATTTTCAATCGTATCTTTGTCACTCTGAGTGATTACAAATCCTGAGGCTGCTTGTAATGATAAAAATATTTTACCATAAATCGGAGGAATATTATCTTCGCCACCCCAAGCAGTAACCGACTTGATGTTTGGATTAGATGCTTTCACTGTGGACTCGTAGTCACTTTTAGTCACCACTCTACCCTTCGCAGAATTAAATCTTGGGGCATTGAATCTGATACTGTCTATGGTTTCTCTATCAAACCCACCAGCGGCTGCCGTTACGGTGGTTCCTGTGACTGTTTCAGAATTACCAGTGAAATTAGTTGGAGTTCTAAAGTTCCTTGCACCATTACCCTTAGAACCATTAGTGACGATGAAGTCTGCTAAAACAATGTTATCGGCTTCCAGTTGTTGTCCTAAAATACCATCACCAAAATTGATTTGATAATGTCCATCTGTTCTTTCTTCCAAGTAATATACTTTGGATGTGGATGTAACAGATAAAACACTAGCAGATTCGGTGAAGGTAGTCAAAGCAGCATTTAATGCTGAAGTTTGAATTCTTACTCTAATAGTAGTGGTGTCAACATTATCGGTGGATAGTATAACTGGGCCAGACCTATTAAGAGACCCTATTACTTCAGAGACAGTGGTTCTCACACCTTCAATCAACTTAACATTAGTAAATCTAAATGCACCAACACCGTTTTCGACAGTTTTGGTGATAGTGTAATCTGTGTCTGGAACGAAAGTAAATTGTTTTCCTTGTATCGTACTAGTAAATACTTTATCTCTCGTTATTGTCAATGTGTTACTAACATACGATGGGTCTGGAACCACTGTCATATTAATAACAGCAGAAGCAGCTCTTGAAGAACGAGGGGTGTATCCCATAGTTTTTGCGATTGAGACAACAGAGTTTCTTTTCACTGCTGAATCAAGAAAAGCCTCGTTAGACACCATGTGAGCGAGAACTGCATTGTAGTGAGTATTATATGCTAACAAATCTATGATAGCAGAAATACCAGAAGCTTCAAAATTATAATCTTGAAACTCAGATTGATTTTGCATAAAAGTTTTAAGATTACTTTTTATGGTATCGAAATCTAATTCTGTTACATTTTTGACTGCCATTACTTTGTCCTATTATTATACGCCATTGGTGACCGTTCCAGCGGCGCCAGTTATCGTGCCTGGACACGAAACAGTTGCTCCTTGATAAGCGAGTGGTTTGCCTCCCACTCTCACTGTAGCCGAACCTGATGTCACAGTTTGAGCTGGGTGAGGAACACAACTACTACCAACCAAAATTGTGTGTGCTTGTAATGCACTTCCAAGAACAGCTGCTGGTACTCCATTAATTGTAACACCAGATGCAAGTGCAATATTAGCTGCGCCCAAGTCAATGGGGACAGCTGTTTGACATCCATGTGCATTTGTTGTAATATCGCCCAAATGTGCAGTAAATGGCATTATCTTAACCTCTCTAGAACTATGTCAAGTTCTTGAAAATTTTCAATCCCAATCACATGAAATGTTACTTTTGCACTAAAAGAATTTTGATCTGGTTGTGCTCTTACTATAACTTCCTCTACTCTGACTCTGGGTTCAAAATTTTCAATACATACCCGAACCTCGTTCGCTAATAAATTTGCGGTTGTAGTATCACAAGGTTCAAATAAAAGTGTCGGAATCGGAGAACCGTATGTTGGGTTAAAAGGTTTTTCATAGTATGAAGTCCTTAGTAAGTTTCTCAAAGATTGTTTTACTGCTTGCACATCTACTTTCCGAGCCACATCATTCGTGTTCAGATTCCTAGCAAAAGACAAATCAAAATCCTTATAGATTTTAGTTGCATCTTTTGAGCCTATTAATGAGTTTCTAATTGCCATGGCACTATTTATAATTTATTTTGAATAAACCGAATCAACAAATTCATTAATGTTAGAACTTGTATTATCTACAGCATCTACAAGTTCTAAGTTCTTCAGTGCATCTTTTAATCTCTTAATTGTGGGCGAAAACCCCTCTCTCTTTATTTCCACCAAATCTATTATACCATCCAAACTACCTTTGTTATCGACAATTTTTAAATCACCGTCTTTTGCTTTTTGTATATTCGGGAACAAATCACATAAGTTTTCTAAATCAGCACCAAAGTCTCTTACGAATCCAGCTGGGTCATCCAAAATACCGTTCACTATGTCATCACTGTCACCATACTTTGCCTTCAAGGATTCAACATGGTTTGCAAAGTTCTGACCTTGATTTGCCAGTTTGATTATAGTACCAATATCATCTGCAAAAGGCAATCCATTTTCTTTGAGTTTCTGGAATATCGAATCAAGAGATGGGAATTCACCTTGCAACGCACTCTGTATGATACCATATTCTGCGGCCATTTTTGCTTCTAGTGCGGTTATTCCAAGCGCGCCTGTAATTTTGTCAACTGCTTTGTCAACAGCTGCATCAAAAGTATCTTGAAGTTCATCAACCTTATCAGCGAGTTTCCCGAACTCTGCTCCAATACCTTTACAACTCATTCCTTATCCTTTAGTTAAGAGCAATTGTTAGACCAGTAACAGTAACA